ACTCTTGATGTTTTCAACACCCCCCATCTCTGCCAGCTTCGATTGGCGAGAGTCGAGGAATGGTTTGTCAGAGAGGCGTTCTGAAGTTGCGACTAACAATTCCGAGAGTGCTGGGACGTGTCTGTGTTCATACGCGGCAGATAAATACTTACCTGCCATGTAATCACGATCGTTGACACCCGTGTTACGGTTAGCACGGATGTTCAACTTTGCCAAGACACGGCCGAATTGAGGGACAGGGAGAGTCCCGGCTACGGAGCGAACATATCGCTTCCTATAGAACGTTGCATGGTGACGAGATGACTGAGGGACAACCTCAGCAACCATGCCAGACACCTTATAAGTTGACTCAACAGATGCCTTGTACTCCTTCACGTCACCATCAATGTAGCCGAGGTAATCATCCCCGCCATGTATATTCGTGCTACGCTCGATTCTGGCCTTGACCAATGCAGCCTGCATCAGGGCCATATGCACGTAAGAATTGCCTGTGGTGGTGGTGGTCTCCCCAGACCACCGCTCACCGTCAACGGTGGCCGCGACTCCATAGCGCGTCCACACACGGACAGAGCAATTCTTAGCGAATTCTCGCACGAACCACATGGGTGCTCCCAGTTTAGCGTAGAACATCGCCTCTGGCCGGCGAAATTCCTTGCTTTGACTCCCGTCATTGTTCTTCGCGTCGGACTCAATAGCAGTTCCGGTCGCACTTTCCATCGCCTCCCCCAGCTCTTCACCCGAAGCACCGCAGGCGTAAATTGCGATGTTGCCGACATTCTTCGGGTTGGACCTGGAGAAGACGGTTTTCATCCTAGCGTTCAGCTCCATAACGATAGGACCCGTCAATGCATTGTACATGTCACTACCCTGATATACAATGCGAGGTTGCGCGCCGTGAGGCTTGAGCAAGACTTCCTGCTTCGCAAACACATGCTTCACTCCCATATCGGCACGCAATTCTGAGGCGGCCAAAGCAGCGGCAAGTCGTTCAGCCTTGCCGGGCTTGCACTTTGAGAGGTACTCTGCAACGAGCACCTCATCCATTCTGATTTCCGGGAGTTTGTCAAACTTGTCCATGAGCAACCCGTGCCCAACCAGGAAATCATCAAGATGATTGAGAGAAGGCGAATAATCACACCTTTTCTTCATTGCGTG